ACACCATACTTAGATGCAAGGTCAAGGTTCTCCTGTGGAATTGGAGTATCGCTGAAATCTTCAAGGTCTACTTTCTCCAAAAGAGAAGTGCGTTCGTCCTTGATAGAATTCATATACTTATCAACAAGGGCGCAAGGTCCGCAGGACTTTTTAGAAAAAAGATAGAATTTATTCATGAGAGTTCAAGAAAAAATTTAGTGTTGTCCCCAGGGGTATTTTCGTAGATAGAACTATCACCATAGGTTTTATGGTCTTTATATCCTACCATACGACCCTTCGTATTTTGAAGGGCAGGCATAAATGCAATGAGGAAGAATACTGCAGGTGCTCCGATCAAAAGAGCACCACCAATAACATAATAAGTCAGAAGTTCAATCAAATCAGGCATGATGTTGTTTTAGTTCGGGGTTAGGTTGTGATGGGACAGTTGGATTACGATCAAGGTTTTTGATTACGATGAAAGCATCCTTATTATACTTGCGAGTGCCTTTGATTGGTGCCCACTTGGTGCCTGCACCATCAATTTCATAAACTGAGGTGCCACCAATCTCAACTGCAATATTGTCTCCATGCTCCCATTTAAGAGCAGTTAGAGTTTTATGCAATTGATCAATCCAACTAGGTTCAGTCAAAATCCTTTCCTCAGGGTCAAGTGATCCGTGCATCAGTAAAGTGCTTCTTCTTGGTCAGTTTCAATTGTAACATCTGATGTAGGATATGCAACACAAGTGAGAACAAATCCTGCATCAATTTGGTCATCATCAAGGAACGATTGGTCAGATTGATCTACCGTACCAGAGACAACTTTACCAGCACATGAAGAACATGCGCCAGCACGACACGAATAGTTCAAATCAATTCCTGCTTCATCTGCTGCATCAAGAATATACTGGTCATCTTCACAGGTGATAGTATTTTCGGTGCCGTCAGGTGAACGGAGTGTAACATTAAAAGTCATCAGTAAGTTTCAGATAATTGTTCTACAGAATAACCTAAAAGGCAGAAAAATGCAACTGCTGTTAGGGTAAAGATAATTTCGGTCATCAAACAATGCCGAAGAACAGTTTACCAGTAATTGCATAAGAAAGCAAGGCAGCAACAAAACCCATCATCGCAGTGCGACCATTGAGTTTTTCTGCACGCTCTGCATAGGTCTCATAACCATAACGCTCTGCGTCAGTCTTAGAGACATACATTTGTGGCTCTTTGGCAAACATATTTTGTTGCCCATACTCATTTGTTGTTACAGTCATTTTACAAATTGTTGTAAATCTTTACATAGTATATAGCAAGAAAGCACCCCTGTCAAGAGGTGCTTTGTAGTAATTTATACTTAATCACTTAATAGTGTCAACAGCAGCAAGTGCTTTCTGTCGCAAGTCCTCAGGGAGAGGAACATAACCCAGACTATCAGACTTTGCCTGTGCTTTTTCACTCAACATATAACGAAGAGTTTCTTTAACACCAGGAGTGGATTCTGGATAAGCAAGAATCCAAGTCAGTGAAACGATAGGGTATGCATTAGCACCAGCAGGGTTAGGGTCAGCGCCACGGAGTTGATCGTCAAGGACAATTTTACTCAGACCAGCAGCAGAGGTCTCAGCATTTGCTTTGACGAAGTTTCCTGCTTTGTTTTGAAGGGCAACCTGTTGAAACTTTCCACCATTCACATAACCATAGTTGAGGTATCCAATAGCACCTTCAGTATTCTTAATAACACCAGCAACGCCAGAGTTACCTTTACCACCAACACCAACTGGCCACTGAACTGCCTTACCAGTTCCTACATTCTTTTTCCACTCAGGAGAGAATGCAGACAGAGAGTTGGTAAATCCTTTAGTAGTACCAGAACCATCAGAACGATGGACAACTTTAATGGACTTATCAGCACAACCAAAAGTAGACCAGTTAGTAATCTTACCAAGGAAGACATCAGCAAGTTCGGTCTGAGTCATCTTGGCATCACACCCAGGATAGTTGTAAGCAGGGACGATAGCACCACCAGTCATGGGAATGTGAACCATTCCAAACTCAGGTTGCTTGGCGTCACTTACAGCACCATCACTAGCACCGAAGTCAACAGTTTTGGCAGTATATTGACGGACACCAGCACCACTACCAACTGCTTGATAATTTACTTGGTTTCCAGTTTCATTAGCAAAGTCACTAAACCATGCATTATAAAGAGGTGCGGGAAAAGTAGCACCTGCACCACTCAATTTAAATGTAGTCTTTTCTGCTGTTCCACAAGCAACCATAAGAGGGGTTGCGGCAGCGACTGCTGCGATTGCTTTGAGTTTCATTTACTTCCTATCAGAACTTATACTTGGTGCCGAGTTCGACTTTCCAGTCACGAGTGTCATCATCTTGGAAAATATTCTCCCACTTACCATAAGCAGAAAAAGAATCAGTAATCTTTACTTTAGTACCAACTTCAAGGGCAGTGAAGGTAGAATTTTCACCGCCATCAGGAACGGTTACTCCACCACCACCTTCGATATAAGGGGTGAACCTACCAACTTTAGTTTCATATCCAATACGTCCTTGGTGAACTGCTTTGGAATAATCCTCATCAGTTCCCTTAAATTCATGCTTGGACTCAACGTAGGGTCCTGCAAGGGCAGGTGTCGCCAGGGCAGACATTGCCAGTGCGGCAAGAGCGATTGCTTTCATTGTTTTCTTAGTGTGTGTAATGTTTCCAGTTTGTCCTTTGAAGACCTTTATATTATAACAAGGTCTTCAGATTATGTCGTTAATAACAAGTTAAGTCAATTTAAGAACAAACCTCGTTATATATGGTGACTTAATTTAAATTTAACCCCTCTTAAACTGAGCATAAAAAAAGGACCCCTGAGGGGTCCTTGATTTGTTATGGAGTCAATATCAGAAGTTGTACTTCAGACCCAACTTAGCTCCATATCCACGATCGATGTCATCATCACCAGAACCAACGAAGGAGACTTCGCCATATGCACCCAGTGCATCCGTGACTGCGAAACCAAGACCTGCCTTACCAGAAGGAACAGTGTCGGTCTCACCACCATCAGGGCTAACCAGGGTAGCACCGCCCTGAACGTAGTAGGAACCACGCTCACCCAGAGCGCCTTCGTAGCCAACGTGGAGGTCAGTAGCGGCTCCGTTGTACTCCGAACCAGTCCAACCAGCATTGGTTTCTACGTTAACGTAGGGCCCTGCCATCGCAGCACCAGCAGACATGGAGAGAGCAGCGGTTGCTGCGAATACAGATTTGATCATTTTAGATACCTCGTAATTTTACTTGTGGAATTTCACCCACAGATGAAGGGGGATTCGACGTTCCCCGCGTTTGTATTATAACATAAACCTAGCGCAAGTAGTTGAGGCATTCGGGTTTGTTACATTTCGTGAAGCAGATGTCCCACGAATACTTATTTATAATAGTACAATCCTATACAGTTGTCAAGTGCTTTGTTGTCCTGATGGGGCAGAAATTCGTCCAAGATAGGGATCATAAGAAGTCAACTGCTCAATCGTCATCTGACATCCTTGCTGTTTCCAGAATTGTAAGATGGCATTATGACTATTCTTATGAAATGCATCAACATGTTCTGGATGAATTGTAGATCCAAGTTCTAATCTATACAAAAGAAGAGGTGATGCATAAGTGCAACCAGAATTGTAAATCAAATCATCAGCAACAGCTCTTGGTTTGATTCCATTATCAAGTTTATACTTATCACCTCTCACATGATTACGAATTAATTTTTCTGCATGATGTCTTGTGATTACATAACACGCAGTAGAAAAGTCATTCACAAAACGATTATGAATAGGGACTACAATATCACCAGTCTGAATGATAGCAATCTGTATCACATCCCATGCATAAGGGACACGAGCAATAAAATCACTCCAGGTAAAGTTCCAGTATGCTACAGTATCTAAATTACAATCATCTTCCATAATAATTGCATAAGGACTATCAGAGGTCTCATACCAATGCTTAATTGCCTTTAGATGGGACGTTACACATCCAACCTCACCCGAAGACATTGCATCAGGATAACGACCCTTTAGAATGTCTCCTAGGTCATCCTCACGTCCATCATATGCAGAGATACGAGTATAGTTCTCAATCTCCCAATACTTAAACTGCTTCTCCATATATTCTTTTCTTTCTGGTTGCCCATCAAGATTAAGATAGTATACAGGTCCAAAGTTTTTGAGTTTATATGCTGCTTTGTTTTTATCCATCAGATAACTGTCCAATCCTCACAATACAAATCTTTAGTGTCTTTATCGGCATAGTCAGAACCAAACCACATGCTTGGTGCAATGACTTTTTTATTTGGATTTTGAATCAACCAGGCACCCCACCAAGACATAGAACTATTAGCAATAATAGCATGGTCACACAAAGACATCAAGCACATATCAAGATAAGGAACCAATGCCCCGTCAGAATGCTTATCTTCTGGTTCAGAGAACATAAATCTATCTCCCTGAAAGAATGGTTGTTCCTTTACCCATTCAATCGAATCAGAAAATACAACTACAGGCAAGTTATCATCAAACTCTGAAAGTGCCTTCTCATAGTACTCTAAGGGTTGTACAGGATGTGTGCTTTGGAGATTTACATATGCCCACTTAAAACCCCTCTTATCAGCAAGTCCAGGATCTCCACGACGGACATGAAGAAAGATAACCTCTTCCCCCATTTGACTACGAAACTCTTTACAAGGTTCTAACCAGTTATTCTTAAATGTGAAATCTTTGCGAATATCATTTTCAATATGTTTGAAGTATTTTTCGGATTGGAAAAACCCATAAATGTTTACATTATCAGGGCACTGATTAAAGATATCTTCATCAAAATGAAAGTTCCTTTCCTGCATCAAAGTTTTATTTTGACTAAATCCAATATTATTGTGAGAAAGATCAAATGCCTCTAATAATCCATAATTATCAATTTGCACTTGTGGATATTCTGGTGGAATAGTATATTCAAATCCAAGATTTGTAGCAATACCTTTTAGTGCTGCATATTGAAACATTTGATTACCAAACCTTCCAATAGTTCCAATATGATCAAACCCAATCACTTTTCATGTCCTCAAATACTTTTGCAATCCCTGTATCTATAGTAGTTTTAGGCAACCACCATCCAGTGATGTATGTGTCTGCCTCATTCCTCTTATCCATCTGAACACTGTCTTTAGCAAGTCCGGGTTTGATTTTTACATCATACTTGCCGATCAAGTGAAACTGTCCTTGAATAATATTAGCAACTTCTCTAATAGTTGATGAACGGAAAGAAGTGATGTGAAGAGGGTCTTCTGGTTTGAAGTCTGTATAATTCTCCATCACAGTTTCCAATGCCTCACAGCAGTCTTCGGCATAAAGAAACTGCCTCTCTTCTGTACCATCTGTTAGCATTTCAAACTCACCTTCCTCAAATCCTCTACGAATAAAATCGGTGATGACATGTGCTTTCTCATGGTCTTTCTCAATACCATAGACATTCCAAAACTTAACAGTCAATCCCTTAAGTGCAGTAGTATACAGTTCTCCAAGTTTTTTACAAGCACCATAAGGAGAGTAACTCATGTTACTCATTTGAGAAGATGCAAATACAAATCTCTTATTATACTTCTCTAGAAGACCAAATACATTTGCCATCAAACGAGTATTGTTATTGATAAATTCAAAAGTATGCTGATACTTCTTAAGATATCGTGACCCACCAACATCAAATGCAAGAAAGAATACAAAGTCTGCATTCTTAATAGCACGGTCAAGATTGTGGTTAGGAATCTGTGTCATATCTTCTCTGTGATGTCGAGCAACATCAAACTCCGTAACTTCATGACCTTTGTTACGAAAATATTCTGTCAGATATGCTCCAATCTGGCCACTTGATCCAAGTATTGTGATTTTCATTTTTGTTTTACCCACTCAAATCTTACAAAATCAGTTGACCAATTACCAGTACGTTTTTTTTCCTCATGTAATCTATAGTTATAAGAATTATCCCTATTGATATCTGCTTCACCCTCAGGACAATAATCCAAATATAGATCACTATATGTAATCACATGAAGTTTTCCAATAGATCTATACCAAAAACTAGGATCAGTCCATCCATAATGTCCAACTAAATCTTCTTCACAACCACCAACATTCCAATAATCTTCTACTCTCAATAGACACACAGCTGGGTGTGGTTGTCCGTTCTTAGGATGTCTAGGGTCAGCAACTCGTCTGTTAAATTTAAATGCTTCACCTTTCCTTATTGTTCCTGCTAATCGTAACATATTGGTAGCAAGTTCTTCAGATATAAAAGTGTCCATATCCAAGATAACCATCCACTCAGTCTTACATTCTTTGGCAGAAAGATTTCTTACTCCTGCAATATTACAATATAGATCTTCCTTAACACGATAGATAGATAGATCCATATCAGACATATCAACATTTTTCAATGTTTCCATTGCCTGCACTTTACTACAATCATCTACGATGCAGAATGAAAACTGATCCCTAATCTCTTTAGACCAAGACCTCCAACTTTCAACCTGATCTACAAGAACTTTATGTTGATTATAAAATGATAGGTTAATTGTGATTTTTTTCATTTTCATTTAACTTGCGAATTTCAGATTTTACATAAATCATATCATCTTGAAGACTTTCTATTAATTCCTTATGTGACTTAATCCAATCGATAATAAAATAAGATTCTCCAGTTTCATCATCTTTAACTTTAATATAATAGTCTTCTTTATTATGTTGGAGAGGATCTTCTTTCCATGGATAAAGAACATACTCCAACTCTGCGACAAATCTCCATGCCTCTAATCTAAATTTTGATAATACTTTATGGACATAATTAATAATCATTTCTACAATAATTTTTTCATTTCTTCATCAGTCATAGTTTCTGCAGATAGTGAAGAATATTCTTTATCTAGTTTTTTGCCATTAACTATTTGATTATACAATAAAATAAACTTTCCGTCCAGTTTTGTAAATTCTAATTCATTCTCAGATATTAAAGTTTCGTTTAACTTTTCTCCAGGTCTTTTACCAATTATTTTCACTTCCAAAGGACTGATAAGTTTTGCAAGAGAATATAGATTTACATTTTTCATTAAAGTAGATAATATAAAAAATTTATCCTCCCCATCATTAACATAATCAATACATTTATGAATTAGTTCTGCAGAATCTTCTTTTGAAAACATCAACCTATTCATTTCAATATCAGTTAGTTTAAGTGGATTTCCCTTTTCACTTTCAGATAACCAATATGGAATTACAGATCCATTACTCTTAGCAACGTTAGCAAATCTAGTGCATACAAATTTTGTTTCTATAGAGTGATATTTACTAAAAATTTGTTCCATTAATTTTTTAGTGTATCCATATGTCGAATCTGGATTACATGCTTTATCAGTACTAATAGATATTGTTAGGGGAACTTTTGCTCTTAGACTTGCATCAGCAACATTTATGGACCCATCTACATTAACTTTAACCGCTGTCAATGGATTTTCTTCGGCAAGATTAATATGCTTCATTGCAGCAGAGTGTATGACAATATCTGGTTTTATTTTTTCAAATAAACTTATAAGATAATCTCTATCACATATACTTCCAACGTAGCAATTTACTTTTGGAAATTCATGCTTCAATTCATCAATTAACTTTTCATTTCTACTAATACTATAAAATTCATATTGACTATAATATTTTTGAATGAAAGATTTACCAATTGTTCCTGTTGCACCAGTAATAAAAACTCGTTTCATTTTATTTAAAATAATTAATGGAAGATGAAAGACAACTATCAGGAGATACTTTTTTTCCAAACTTACGATTACAACCTTGCCACTGCTTTAAGATAGTAGTATTATGCCAGCATGGTTCCCACACAAGAGGAAGTTTTATGCCCTCATTAAAGTATCCAGAATGAATTCCTATAATATTTGTAGGGTCTAAATCATATAATGGAAGTGGAAATGTTTTTATATCATTCAACTTATAAAGTAAAGATAATATTGATTGATCGTATTTATGAGTAATAAAATCATTGAGATTTTTAGATCTTGATGGAGAATCATCAAATAATCTAGTAATAGAACTAATGTCCCACCATTGCTTAAAAAAGTTTAAAGAAAAATCACTTTTTTTAACAAGAAAAAATCCACTATAAGCCTGGTTAGTATCCCAATATTTAAAATTGTTTATGTTTAAGTGGTTGTAAAGATCTTTTTTACAAAAAAGTTTTTCTAACCAAAAATCATTGTGAAATCCAACAATACCTTTTTCAGAGTTATTGCATAAATTAAAAAGATTTTCAATTCCATCTTCTCTAATATCAACAATATCACTATCAATCCACAATATTATATCACCATCTTGCGAATCATTCAAAGTTTTATATACAAAATAAACCTTTGCCAACATATTAAAATGTTTTTGAGAGTTAAACACTGACAAATTGTCCGCATGTACTTTCTCTGGTATATCGGACATATCAAATACTTTAACTTCATCTATGAGAGAGTATTGCTTGACTCTCTCAGAAAATCTCTTCATATTAGAAATTCTCTGAGGATGTCTATCAGCAAAACTTATTATCTTATATCTGCCTTCTTTGTTAGAAGGTCTCATCTCATTACCACCATCAATAATCTTTTGAAAATTATCAGGATTTCTATAGTAAAAATTAGTGGTTACTCTACAGAAAGGTTGAAGGTACTCTTTAATCATTTGTAAATCCAAAATACTCAATGTCTTCTTTAAATCTACAAGATACTAGTTCATTTTGTTCTTTAGAAAGATTTATTTTTTTATAGTTTGTAGGATTCAAATGAGGCCAATTAATTTTTTTAATTAATTTTCGTTCAAGAATACTAAAAGTATCACCTAAAGATTCAAAGTACCCAATGTGAGATAACCACTCTTTTCCATCTATAGTACAAAAAGATTTTTGATCTAGTTCATTATAGATGTCTGAGTAATCAGAACAAAAACCATCAATATTTCCAATTAACTGTCTATCATTTACCAAATTCATCCAAGTATCAAAATCATACTTATGAAGATTATTATTATATTCGTGATTATACTGTGATAATATTTTAGTAAAAATATTTCTAACGACTATAAATGAAAACCATTCATCAAAGTTTTCAGATACTTCTTTGATTGATTTTTCATTTACTGCAATTTCTGTTGCATTGCTCTTAAGAACTTTATAAATGGTTGTTCCTGCAGTTTTTGACAAATGCAGATAAACTATATTGGGATTTTTAAATAGTACTAATCCACCACCACATTTAGATTTTTTTATATCTAAAAGTTTTTTATATATCTTATAATTCTCCATATCAATATCTCGGAATTTGTGTGTCAAATATTTTCATATCTCTATAGTTATATTTTACTCCGATTTTTTTCTTCAAAATAATACAATCATTACCTCTTTCTGGTCCAATTTGCTTAATGCTTTCTACTTCATCAAAATACTTATAAAGAATATCAAAATTCCACAAAAGATCATGATGTTCTTTTTTCTCAACATTGTAAAAATCATGAATCATAACATATCCATCATCTTTTACATGCCTAAAAGATTTTAGATAACAATGATTTCTTGAAGATCCATCAATAAAAATAAAATCAAATTTTTCACCGAAGTTTCCAATTTCTTCAATATAATCTTTATAGTCATCATACTTCCAATATTTTCCGCCCCGTTGGAAGTTTTCAAGATTATTGGGAGGAATATATCTATAATCTATATTTTCAATTGATTGTTTAGATATCTCATCTTGCACAAGTTTATGCCATTTTTCATCATCTTCAAGACTACAATATTTTTTTACTTTTGGAGCAAAATGACAGGTACTACCACCACTCCCAACTTCTAAAAATACAGTATCTTTATTAAGATAACTCTCAAGAAGATTTATACACTTTCTACTCATTAAAGGATTCATAAGTATTTCAAAATAATTTTTTCAATTTGTTCTGCTCTATGTATCCATGTTTGAGAAGACAAAAAATTAGAATAAGCAGTATTTACAATCTTTATTCTTTCTTCTTCATTATTGAGATAGTATTCTGCTTTTTCATAAAATTCATCAACTGTAGAAAACATAACACAATTGTGTTCGTCAATAAGCATGTCCCCATAAACTTTTTCGTCCATTCTATTGCAAAGAATAAGACTTTTGTTTCCAGACATAACTTCAAAGTATCTGGTGCCTACAAGGTCAGAAGGTCCTGTAGTTATGAAACAAATTTTAGACGATGCTAGTTTTCTTGCATAGTCCTCATCCGAATATATCTTTCCTGCATAGTTATTTCTATGAGACCTAGCATTAATTTCAAGTTTATAATCTGATAGTCTTGACATCTCAGACAACACTCTTTCTCTCAAGTTTTCTGTCTGTTCAGGTCTCGTAACACCGGAGAAAAATAAGTCACTATTATATTCTTCACCATAATCTTTAAATACTCTTTGATTGGCAGACCACATGATTCTATAGAAAGGAATACTAGTCTCAGACATAAACTTGTCTACATCATGATGAACACTAAGAGCAGCAGTTGCTCTCATCTCTCTAATCCAATCAAGTTTATTTTTAAGTCCCGTATATTCTTTATTGAGTATTGGAAATAACTTAACTTTACTATCTCTAATAAGAGTTTGTGGTTTACCTTCTCCACAATCAGTATGCCCAAATCCTAGAAATACAACATCATATCCTTCAAACTCACTAGTTTTTCTTGGGACAAAGTTCTTAAATTCAATATCAAATTTTTCTCTTAAAGCATAAAAAATTTCACCATAGTAAGAACAATATCCACCCCTAAGAGATTTACCAGGATGTTCACAAAATAATACTTTCATCGTTTTTTCCACGTCAAGTTTACTTTATTATCAAAATTACCTTTGTTTCTAAAGAAAGTAAGACCATACCCATAAGGAAGAGTACAGGTTTCAAGTTCCTTGTCCTTAGCAAACTCTTCTACTGCTTCACGCATACCTTCACCAAGTGTAGCATGTCGGGTGTCATGAGTGATAAGAATACCATCATGCTTGAGATATGGATAGATGTTGTTGAGATCTATCAAAACTTCCTCACCAATATGCGACCCATCATGAAGGATTACATCGTACTGATTAAACTCAACATCTTCATCAGCAAAAATCTCATTGCTATTTCCATTATAAAAACTCCAGCGATCACTGTCCTGAGAGAACTGTGTAACGTTAGGATTATCAGTATAATTAGTGACATCTACACTGGTCAATACTCCACCAGTTTTTTCAAGTGCATGAAGAATAACATGTGTTGAAAATCCACTACCAAACTCAAATACATTTTTAGATTCCATACCCACTACACAAGAATAAAGGAATCCATAATGAAGTGACATTCCAGTATCACCTCTATCAGCTTTTGCTGCAATTTGCTCAAAAATGTTCATTTAAACTCTCCTATTGTGTCCCGATGCTACTACTTGTGGCATTACAGAATTTTGCCTTATACCATTTGCTTTACCAGGAAGTATTGATGGTTTAATGCCTAACTGATGACAAACAAATGGAAAACTAATTTGGTCTCTTGATGAAAACATACATATTTGCTCCCACCACATCCATCCCATTCTTTGGGTTAGTTCAGTGTTTCTCTGAACTCTTGCTGGTAATTCATAAAGACCATTGTGTTTAGGATAATCCATATCTTTGTAAAAATCAAGTTGATCTTCTAATAGATTAGAATGATCATATCGTATTTGCTTTACAAAATTACCCTCTATATAGATACAATCTCTTTCGGGGTGTTTGAATACTGCAACATCACTATCTTCCAAATATGTTTCAATGACTTCTACTGGATTTGTAGATAATGTATGAGTAGAATCCACCCAAAAGTAATAATCATAATTAGGGAGAAATGCAAAGGGTAAAATTTTATAAACCTTTGCATCTCTTCTATTTTTATATACAGGGTCGCTAGAAAATCTAACTACTGGATGTGTTTCCCATTGATGAGTATCTTTTACATTCTCATCAACAAAAGCATGATAATCAACACCAGGAAACTTTTGTATTGGTAGAAGACCATTGACGCCAATGGAAGAGGTTACAACTGCAATCTTCATTTTTCAATATGCTTTTGCTTACAATAATTTACTTCCTTACTAAGTTTTTCTTTAGGGTCGGAAGAGTTTAAATATTGGGAAGATATTTGATTTGAATGCACCCTATTAGTAACTAATACGTCATTATAATAGATGGGATCACCAAATAGTTTTCTGACGTGATAATAATATTCACAATCCATCATCATAACAAGTTTCTCATCAAACCTAACTCGATTAAAAACTTCTCTCCTCACTGCTACAACTGAAGGAGAACTAATGGTATTTACACCACCAATTATATTATCATTCCATTTTGGATACAAATCCCAATAAAAATTATGCCCGTCGTCTTGAGTATGATTAGACCCACAGACTAACCAATCAATACCTTCAACAAACTCCTTCTCAATCTTTTCTAGTGCTTCATCATCATAGAAGAAATCGTCTTGAAACATGATTTTGATTATGTCACCAGTGCATAGGTCCATTGCAGCATTTGTATTTGCAGGACCATTCCCTCTACGCTCGGTGTTTCTATTAAAAACTATTTTAAACTTATCCCTGAATTGATTGACAACATTCAATATATCATCATTCACACTATGATCAGAAATACAAACTTCAAAATCTTTAAATGTTTGTATCTCAATAGTCCTCAACAAATCATCAATAAACTCGGCACCTCTACCATGAGACTCCCAAGTAGGAATTGCTATCGATAATTTCATTTACCAATTTGCTCCAGAATCCAATTGTAGGTAATACCAATACCCTCTTCAAGAGTCTGAGAATAATCCCATCCAAGTTTTTCACGGATTAGATCATTATTTGAATTACGACCACGAACACCTAGAGGACCATCAATATGAATCTTAGAAACTTCTTTACCAGAGACCTTGGCAGCGATATCTACTAGTTCATTGATGGTTACCATTTCTTCAGAACCAATGTTTACAGGACCCATAAAGTCACTGTCCATCAATCTTCGAGTTGCTTCAATGCATTCATCAATGTACAAGAAGGAGCGAGTCTGTAAGCCATCTCCCCACACCTCGACACCTCCACCTGTCTCCGGGAGGTAAGCGACTTTACGGCAGATTGCAGCTGGCGCTTTCTCTCTTCCACCGTCCCAGGTTCCTTCTGGACCAAAAATGTTGTGATACCTAGCAATCCTAACAGGAATACCGTGATTACGGTTGTAAGCCAGGTAAAGTCTTTCGCTAAAGAGTTTTTCCCATCCATACTCTGAATCAGGGTTTGCAGGGTAGGCAGATTCTTCACGGCAATCAGGGTTATCTGGATCGAGTTGATTATGCTCTGGATACATGCAGGCAGAACCAGAATAGAAGATCTTAGTTTTATTAACTTCTTTTGATTCGTTCATCTGACGCTGACACTCAAGAACGTTCAAATTGATTTGAACGGAATTGTGCATGATGTCCGCATCGTTCTCTCCAGTGAAAACGAAACCCGCACCACCCATATCAGCAGCAAACTGATAAATCTCATCAAAGGTATCAATATACTGTTCAGGGACAGTTGCATAGAAGTTGCCAAGATATCCCTTGAATGCAATACAACGACGAACAAAAGTTACATCGCGAAGGTCACCAACAACAAATTCATTTGCTTCTGATTTAGAAAACTCAGTATGCTTTAGGTCAACACCACGAACCCAATATCCTTCAGAGCGAAGTCTCTTTACCATATGACTTCCAATGAAACCACCAGCACCTAGAACAAGTGCTGTCTTTTTATACTCACTCATTGATCCAATACTTGTGTATATTATGTAGTATACAAAAAAAGGGTGGTTTTTGCAACCACCCCATTAGGTCTTTCATGCACGCCACTTACTCTTTATCCTGAAGCAAGAAACAGGGCGGGAGAGAGATCCCATCCGCACCACCAATCCTTGAGAGAGATTGGAAACTCATAATAGGGTCTATTGACTCCACCAGTATTTTTAGAGTCTTTCCATGACTTCGGGATTGAAGGGGGTCCTTCACCGACCAGTGCTGTTTTAGTCCGTCCGTGACTCAACCAAGAAGTTGTGAGAACCTTGAGCGTCTTGGTGCAGGTTTTGCAACAGGAGCAGGTTCTACAACTGGTTCTGATACTTCTTCAATAACTGCTTCTGTAGTTGCTTCTTCTTCAACAACTGGAGATTCTACAACTTCATCAACAGATTCTTCATTATGAAATGAAGTGTAAGAAGATCTTTTTTTTCTTGCCATCTTAATTGTATATCTACATAAAAATATTTATGCAATAACACAATCTTTAACATAACAAGGTACACCTTCTGGATCAAGCCATTTTGTGTATTCAAAATCTTCTATACAAGTCAGAAGTTGCATCTGATTATCAAGAAGATACATGTCCTTATATCGTTTAGTCCAACTATCTGCTTTTTGAATGCGATAGTCGGGGAACCCATTTTCCAGAGTTCCACATTCAACATACCTGTAAGGATAACGTTCTAGGAGAACCTTCACGCTACCTCCACAGTTTCAAGATCATTATAAAGATATTCCATCAAGATTTCATAATCATCCATAGGATCACCAGAGAAGACGACACCATTGTTTTCGTAATAACGACGAACCTTTTTGAAAAGTTTCGGATTCTTTACATCAAGGAAAAAATCGCCGTTTGCTGCACCACGAAGGGTTTGAATGTCTTTCTTGAACTTAGATGTGATAGTCATTGTTTTGAATGTTGACCTTAGTATTATAAGGGATTGACTTGTGTAAGTCAAGAGGACAGAAGTGGTTCTGTCCAATGCAGGTTGTGGGGATCGAACCCACCTTCGCAGAATTATGAGTTCTGAGCATTCTACCAGATTGCTAAACCTGCTCGTCTATAAAAACTTAAGATGCTTCGTTGTTGAGTTCTGTGTAAATCTTTATCAACTCATCATCAGCAGGTATCATCACTGCTGCCTGTCCGTTCTCATTTACAATTCCTATCCTTTCTCCATTCTCTACTCTTTCAAATAATTCGTCAAAATTTTCTTCCCACTCTGCCACTGTGTAAATTTCCATCGTTGTAGTTGATGTATTTATTTGTGGGAGAAAACTCCCAATCGGAATGACAGGATTCGAACCTGCGGCCCCTGCTTCCCAAAAGCAGTGCTCTACCAAACTGAGCTACATTCCGTAAATAATGCGTCAGTGATATCCTGCAGAATAACACTGACGGGCTCAAGGGAGTTCCCATCCCTCTCCCACGCGGGTTGGATTCCGATTCTATTTACTCTCGGAGACGTGAGCCAGGATGCATTCCAGTCCCTTATGCACTAATTATAACCCTACTTGTGTCCTCTGTCAAATGGTGCCCAGTGCTCCCATCCATAATGATGCACTGCCCACATACCTAGGATAGGGACAAACACAAGAAGAAACCCCATCACTCCAAGACACCATGGAGTTTGCATTACAGATCTAACGAATAGTTGTACGTGGTGCATTATCCTCTATATCGACCCGGCCATGTTAGTTGCATTCCAGCAATAAGCAACGAAGTAAAAACAAATACAAACAATATAGTCATGGGTTCTTTCTGTCAATTCCTAAAGAGTCTAAGTATTCTAACCACCAATCCTGGTCTTTTATATAACGCCAGTTGGGAACTTCCTTGCCCTGCTCTACAACATAATATTGATACAGGGCTTCATCGATAGTCTGTGCGATCTCCATACTCCTCTTCCTCTGCATCAACATCCTCATATGCATTTGCCACATATGGTCCGTGTGGTTTTTTGGATTCTGCTCTGACATACCTTCGTTCATCATTTGCTGAGAATAACAGTAAACTGAGTTTCATCACAATCCATATGATTACTATTGGTGATAGACAAGCAATCAATACTAGTGGATTCATTTGTCATCATCCTCTGGTTCGTAAAGTGGACATGGTTCCTCAAACAAGTGTTCCATCCTAAGTTGTTTGATACGTTCTCGGAGTCCTTTGTAGAACTCTCTCTTTTCGTCATCTTCCATTTAAGATTGTAGTGTGATTTTTAACCACGGAAAAATAGGATCAATTACTCCAATAAGTCGAAGCAAACCCTCAGCAAAAAGTGCAAGAACAACCCACCCAACACACATAGAGATAATTCCAGCATTACGATTATGCTTTCGTATTGCATCATCAATCATCTCCTGCACTTCATCTTTAGTTAGTCGTTCTGGTGGTTCAACATCGTCTCCCCAATCTTTGAACATCAAATCACTCCTTAATATTATCTAGTT